ATCATAAGTATTGCATCTGCTTGAGCAACTGTTGACGCGATGTATAATAATCCTGCCGGCACAAATAATTGTGTACTCTTTTGAGAAGCCACTGAAGCAGCGCCATCCCAACCAGGAGTCATCTGTATAATATCTGCAGGTATAGATGTAGTAGACCATCCATTGTCAGTGATATCATACGGAGGTGCTTCGAGTTCTTGATCTTCAACAATATCCATAACTTCACCACCGGAAACAGACCCACCTTGCTTAAGTAAAGCCAAAGGATTGTTCTGTCCTTCAATAGTCTGAGAATCGAGAGTTGGAGTAACAACTTCCATTCTATCCTGGTTGTATGAATGAATCATTCCTACTGACGAATAATAGGTAGTACCTAATGCGGTATTAGTTCCCACGTTAGCGCCACATATATGTAGATCGTAAACGTCTACTGCCGCGCGCCCTTCGGTTCCAACAGCTGCGGAATCAAAACCCGGTGCTGCTGCAATTTGAGTGTAGGACCACTCTTGTGTTTGTGAAGTTAAATCCCAGCCAATAGGCTCAAGGATTGTAGCTGCTTTCATGGAAGAATCCATGTAAGGTCTGATAGTGTGACCATATCGACCAATTTCAGAACCAGTAGCACCTGCTTCTTTAAACATCAAATCTCGGTAAGCATGCCATTTTTTAAAAGAATTTCGCATTTTCCAAGTATTTGGTGCCACCCACAGTGTCAACGCAGCTTGAGTTGGACTGTGTACTTTTATATTACAAATATAGCCTAGAACGTTACCATCACGATCTGAATGTTCGTGGTTTTTACTATTCAAAAAAGATAAATCTCTTGCTAAATTGATATATTGAGCTGTTGCTAGGCCGTCTCCGTACAATAACGTGTTCTGTGACATATTACTCTAGTAGAGTAGACCTTACCCTATTAGTAATTACTACGATTATTCTTCTTCACAACTACATTGGCCCATTTCGTGAACCAACTGCTGCAGAATTAAAGCAAGCTCAATTACATCGTCCTGATCGTCTAGTTGTATCGTTATCATATATCGGGGATAAGGTAGGTGTATATGAATACAACCGCCCCATATTCGCGGTTATCCCTGAAATCTAGTTTTGGATTTTGCCTCGTCTTGCGCCTTTAGTCTCCTTCGGAGCGTTGCTCGACGTTCCCTACAAGAGGCCATTGCTTTCTAAACCTTCTTGATAGATGCTCTATGAAGAGTAGCCCATCTTGCGACTCCAGTAAGTAGATCGTTATCAGCGATCTCCCCTGAGTCTATGTCGAAAAATGTGGGGACATTACCAGGGTGTTCCATTCCCCTGGTAATGCCTCCGTCTCCTTCGGTCGCGCTATGCTCTAGCTCTGTCGAAATTTTATTTTCTATGTAGGCGTTGTACGCCTCCCGTCTTTCTGTTTGATGACGATTATATGCGAGGATTGTAAAAGGTATCATACCTCCATACTGGAAATTGTATGAATACTGATCTACGGTTTTACAATCATAACAACTGCAGTAGATTGTTGTGACCCCGTCTATAATCTCACTGAAAGCCACTTTATTCACCTCTACAAGATTCGCATTTTTGCATGCCGAAAATGGCATTCATGCAACAGTCAATGCAATCTACTGCAGTAGGATTCATATTTGTTCGACCATGTGTCTTCTACTTAAAGTTCTTCCACATCCATACGATCCTTGACACTTTTTCCAACGTGAAGTTTCGCGATGGTTACTAATTAGTCCACATCGTGGACATTGATATCTTAAATTCATTTAATCTTGATACATAGCCTACGCTTAAAATCGTATCGAAAACCAGATTTACACTTTGGTTTTCCATTTACCCAATAAGGGTTGCGAGTACTAAAGTTGCCAACATCCGTCTTCGGTAATACTGAGGAACGCGAACGTCCCGACTTCTTATCCTGAGATGTTGACTTTGGCGGACCAGAGATCCTAATGATTGTTTCATAATTCCTTGTAACATGACCCACCCACACAAAAGGTGTGGTTTGTGGTTCAATAAAAGGAGATGCTGCAACAATATCTGCTGAATAAAAGCCCCCATGATAGGTGAACCCGCGGAAAACCCTCCCCTGCGCTTCGCTCCGGCCGCGTAAACGGGGGGGTATTTCCCCGCTTGGCATTAAAGATGCAGTGGGGTACTTTGTCAATTTCATCATTAAGACCTACTTATTTAATTATATACCCATTATTAAAAGGATTGAAGATTTATTCCAACCAAGGAATGCACAAACAATCAACAAAATTATTTTCCAGAAATTTACTGGTAATTTTATATCCGAATCTATAGCTAGCTTCATGCCAAGTCCTTACAACGAACTATGCCTACAACATCGATCATAAGTATTGCATCTGCTTGAGCAACTGTTGACGCGATGTATAATAATCCTGCCGGCACAAATAATTGTGTACTCTTTTGAGAAGCCACTGAAGCAGCGCCATCCCAACCAGGAGTCATC